ACGGAATGACTCATGGGAAGATACACCGATGCTCCTCTCCTGCGGCTGTGTGATGTCCACGCTAGACAAAGCCGACAGAACGGCAGGCGTGGAAAAAAGAAGGAACCATCACACAAGAGCATTGAACTGGGGTAATTGACACCCCAAATGTTCAATGTCTCTTTCGTTATACTGTGACAGTATACCGAGAGAGGCATTGCACTGCTGCAATGCTCTCTGTTGTTTTAACCCTAATTGAAAGGATATTTAATTATTATGGCTAAGAAGTCTAAAGCTAGTTTTTTGAAAGCAATCTTCACCTCTGCGGAAACATCCAAAGAGACTTCCGAGAAGTTTGACGCCGCCAATGATGCACTACATGAAGTGGTGTGGGCTACGTTCAAGGGCTTGGTCGGTGCGGACAGCATGACTACTGAAAAGTATCATGGCGACTCCGGTGTGAAGACGCAGATTGACGAACTCGGCAAAGAGATTGTCGGGCAAATCATAGAGGGTGGCTACAGTGAGCAGCACGCCAAAAATGAATTGGCAAAAGCACTCCGCGCCAACGGTTTAGAGCGCCGCAAGGTAGCTGACAAACCGGAACCGTCATCTGACAACGCAGATTCGGACGGTGCGGATGAAGTGGAGACTCTTGAAGTCAACACTGCTGCAACCAATGAAGAGAAGCTTGCCAATCTGGCAATCTCCATCACTGGCGGCAACGTGAAAGAGGCGGCCAACCTTGCCAACCGGGCATACAAGATGCTCAAAAAGCAGGCGGACGCAGTCTAAGGTTTCGGGGCGACTCCTTCGGGAGTCTTTCCCCGCTATACTGTCACAGTATTGGCAGTGTAGCGTGGAGAGACTTACATCCCTGCCACAACCAAGGTTAGCGCCTTGTTAGTGGTAGCACCACGCAAAATGTAGCAGTGGAACGGTCTCACCATACCCCCTGTCGTGCCGTGTTAGGTTGGGCGGCAAATAGGCGCATTGAGCGGCTACGTCTAGCCTACTACACCGGGGGGGTAGAATTTCCAGTGTTTTTACCGTTTTCTCTAACCAGTTATACTGTCACAGTATAGCACAACAAAGAAAGGAACCAATGAAGAAGTCAAACGGGTACATCCTATATGAAGACAGCGTCCGCGTTGTCATTGCCACTGGATTTGTTCGCAAGTCTGACAACATAAAGACTGGCGACATGGTTCAGATATGGATTCTTGTTAAGGCGGAGAATCCAGTAGCAGCAGTAGCATCAGGCTCTGACGTTCTGGTATGTGGATATTGTCCCCTACGTGGGGAAGTCTGCTACGTAAACACAGGGCAAGCGCCCTTGTCGGTATGGAAATGCTGGATGCGGGGAGGCTACCCAATGGCAGGCTCGACATCTAGTGAAGGGGGATTCATCAGCAGTAAGATAGCATTGCGCCATCTATTCACAGGGCGTAAGGCTAGATTCGGTGCATACGGTGACCCAACCCACATCCCTTTGCCGATTGTCAAAAGGATTGCCATGTACTCTGACAATTGGACTGGGTACACCCATCAGTGGCGCAACCCTGTACTGTCACAGTATAAGGAATTCCTGATGGCAAGCGCCGACACTGAGGCTGACGTTGCAGTGGCTCATGGCATGGGCTGGCGGACGTTTCGGGTGATGGCAGATGGTGAAGAGCCACAATCTGGGGAGATTGACTGCCCCAACTACACCAAGGGCGTGCGCTGTGAAGACTGTGCGCTTTGTGCCGGGGCATCAAGGCCCGCCAAGTCCATCGTGATCAAGGTGCACGGTGCAAAGAAGAAGAATTTCGCCAACGCAAGGCGCAACCGCAACTATACTGTAACAGTATAACAACAAAGAAGGGAAACGCTACTATGTACACCGCAATCGTGCTGGATGAGAGCCAGCGTCAGATGTTGCTTCGGCAACTGTTTAAGAACTACCTTTACCCGTTGTCTGGATGGGTGATAAAGGCTGACCACATCACCATCAACATGGGGAGACTGGATGAAGAGTTGAACCCGGACATTGCCCTTGATGAAAGGTGTACTGCCACAGTGAGAGATGTCTTGTACCGTAGGTATGACGGCCTCTTTGCAGTTGGTGTCCATGAGATTACCAACCAAAACTGGAAGAGCATCAACAGCATCAACGCTCACCCACATATCACCATTGCCCACAAGCAGGACGTAAAGCCAAAGGCAGTGAACAAGTACAGTGATGAGAGGGAGTGGCAGATAATACCCAAGCTGAACGGACTGAAGGTACACGGCACGCTAATGGAACCGTTGCCATCAGCTATACAGTGGCATCCTTTGGACAACGGACGGCATGACTTTAAACTGTAACAGTATAACAATTATGAAGCAGAACAAACCAAGGGCGCACGTTCCCTTTAATACTGGAACACGTGTACACCCTGCCAGTAAGGGCAAGGGATCATATGACCGCAAAGTCATACACCATGAAGATAAAGTCATGGATGAGGAGACCTACTACACAGTGCGGCATGGTATGCACAAAGGAACAGCAACAACCATCCGCCTTGAGCATAAGGTAGCCAACTTCACGCAACTGGCAGAAGAGTTGGCACAGTTTGGGGAGATGTGTCCGCAAGCCTTGCCTCTGGTTGGCATAGGCTACGGCCCAAGGCCATCAGCCACTAACAACGCCCCCGATCTGGGTGATGCTGACCTGATGGCACAATACAGGGAGTTAGAAAAATTATGAGCAAACCAAAGACAAGTGGACTAGCAGCCCTGAGAGGGAGCCTCGCTGAACAGACACACCAACAAGCGGCCAAGGAACTAAAGCACGCCACTGATGGGGCGGCCAAGGAACTAAAGCGCGGCCAAGAGGTAGCCCGTGAACGTGAGCAGGATAAGGACTGCAACATTAAGTTTGTGTGCAGTAACTGTGGCTCCAGTAATGTTGGCACTGTGGGGATCATTGGCTGGTACGCTGATGAACAAAAATGGGGGGTGCTTGATACCTATGATGATGAGACTCACGCTTATTGTAGTGACTGTGAAGCAGACAACAGTAAGGGCAGCAGCATCAGACTCCTGCCAGTGGAGGCTTGATATAATTTATGATGTTCTACATCACAGTGAGGAGTGGGTCTCACGTACAAACCCACGAAGTGGAAGGTGAAGGCAGCAATAAGCTGCAAGCCTTCAATCATGCGGTCAAGGAGATCGCAACGGCATTCCCGCCAGATGGTGGGCATGAGATCATTGGAGTGAAGTCTAAGGACGGAGTTTCAATACAGTTATAACAACCCAACTCTCCCCGCTTATACTGTCACAGTATAGGCGGTGGGAGTTACAAAGAGAAAGCAGACAGGTTATGGGACATTCAGTTGGTTACACTAGGTTCAGTTACGGCGGCCCAAGAAAAATAGAAACTTCATGGGTCATGGTTCCGGGTAACACATACCCGATCAAGGACAAGCTCAAGGATTTGGGCTGCAAGTTCGGTGAGAAGGAAGGAAGGAAGGGCTGGTATCATGCCCCCGATACTCCTCATGCCGATGAGATACAGGAGCAGGTGGCCTCGCTGCCACCAGCACCGGACTACTCAAAGTGGATTCTTATTAGAGGCAAGACCTTTGCCGTGAAGGAAGCACTGAAGAGCGGGTACGGCGCACGCTGGAGCCAAGACCATAAGACATGGTTGGTGGCCCCGGATCAGGCCGAGGCAGCGCAAGCCTTGGTGGATGCAGTCAACGCACCAAAGGAAGAGGTTGCGTAATAAGATTTAACAGGCCACCAGATGCCACCTAAAAACAATTGTCTAAAATAGCTTGACAAGTATTTAGACTAGTGATAGGGTGTGTCTCGCCGTTCGGGACAGGACGCATGATGATGGTCATCGCAAGATAAGAACGCTAATAAACGCTACATGAAAAAACCTACCAAAGCATACACATCCTCACTGGATGTAATCCGCTTGGCAATCCTCATTTGTTTTGAGATGACCAAGCAAGGCATCCCGTTGGTTCCTATAGTATGGGGCCGAGTGGGTTGCGGAAAGTCACAGATGTTTCACCAGATCGCCCGATACCTTGGGTATGAGCTTGTTGATCTGAGAACATCAGACAAAGACCCCACTGATATTGGAGGTCTTCCATGCCCTGACACTGACAGGGGTGAGGTTAAATACCTACAGTCATCACTGATGGAGAGAGTACTCAAGCAGTATGACAAGGACGGGAACTACATCCCCAAGAAACGCAAGGGATGTCTCTTCCTTATGGATGAGAAGGATCGGTCTACCACTGAGGTGCAGAATGCCACCCTTCAGCTAGACCTAGACCGCTGCATCAATGGGCGTGAGCTAGACCCTGATGTCTATGTCTGCGGTGCAGGCAATGCCGACTCAGACATGGGTACTACACCACTGTCATCGGCGGCAGCTACTCGTCTCATCCACTTCTTTGTGGACACTACGTCCTCCAAGGCGGTGGAGGGATGGCAAGTATGGGCAACCCAAGCTGGGCTACCTGACTGGGCCATCGCCTTTGCTGAGGTGCGTAAGGAAATCTTCTGCGGTGAAGAGGTGGAGTACACCGAGGTCACTGAGTGTACGCCCCGCACATTTGAGTGGGCCGTCCGCATACAGGAGAAGTGTGAAGAGATTGGCAAGCACGCTGCCCGGAAGGATGTGGTCAAGGCGCTGGTATACGGTGCTATCGGCCAGACTGCTGGTCAGGAGTCAATAGCCTTTCGCAAGCTGAGGAAGAATGTGCCTGACATTGAGGCTATCATTGCAGATCCAGAAGGCACGCCAGTGCCAAGCATAGACGCCAATGGTAAGGATGCCTTGGGCATCCTTTACATCACCAAGCAGTTCCTCATTGAGAGGGCTTGGAATGATGGCAGTGAGGACAGGGAGGCAACACGTGCCTTCACCATCTACGCCAGCCGTTGGCCTGAGGAAATTAAGTCTGCCTTTATGAGAGGCGCTTCCAAGCGCGGACTCACAGTGGCAGGGTTGAAGGAGTATAAAGACTGGGACGCAAGCAAGGCTGCTTAATACTGTCACAGTATAACATTAAAGAGAAAGATAAACGCTACATGACTGATACTAATAGTTCACTGAAGAGGTTTAATGAGAATTGTTTGCTCGTTAAAATCGCCACTGGTCTTCCGGGCCAGACGTACACATCCAAGCAGGCATCAAATGATGCCGCTATGGTTAACCGTGCCGACAAGAGCAGGATCAAGACTAGCCTGCTCAAGTTCACCAACGCAGACCTCAAGCCTGTACGCTTTGAGAGGGACACCGCCAAGGCGTTGCTCTTTGCAGTGTCAGTGCCTTGGGATAAGGAAGGAAGGCGCATCATCCAAGTGACAACCTACCAGAACATAATCACCAGACTGCGTGATCATCGGGCTAGGTTCTTTGACGCAAGGGACAGGTTCATTGCGGGGTACACCAACAAGGTGAACCGTGCATCAAGGGACTTGACCCACTTGTTTGAAGCAAGCCGCTTCCCCTCTGCTGAGGAGGTAGGCAACCAGTTCTCCTTTGAGATAGAGACTGAGTCTATCACTGACCCGGAGGACATCCGCATCAAGGGCAGCCTTGAGTTGGTGGAAGAGGTGAAGCTTGAGATGGAACGTAAGCAGATTCGTAAGCTCAATGAATCCAAAGATGACATTGTCTCCCGGCTCACTGAGCGGATCAAGACTAGCATCGGCTCCATCAGGAACTTCCATGAGAAGACAGCCAAGGGAGAGGACACTAAGTTCTTTGAGTCTGCACTGACAGGTATCACTGCACTGTGCAAGTGCCTGCCTGATCTCAACATCACAGGTGATGCAGACATCGCCAACTTTGGCCAGAAGATTCAGAAGGAACTCGGATACATGGACGCCGAGTTGATCAAGGATTCTCCTGATGCCAGAGAGATAGCCATCAACGCTGGAGACAGCATCCTTGATGCACTTGAAAACTACAGCCCCGATAAGTTCGCATAACATGAACAACATCATACAGTTCAACACTGGGCTATCGCCCAAGGAAAAGATCAGTCATGCCCACGACTACCTGCATGAGGAACATCCCATTGGGATACCGTTCCTCTCCAAGTGGAAGGTTGTTGAGGATGACGCCATACCTACAGCCTGCACCAATGGTGTGACGCTGAGGTACTCACCAGCATGGATAGGCAAGCTGCCTTCCAATGTTGTTAAGGCCGTCGTACTGCATGAGGTGGCCCACGTTTTGTTCGGCCATCAGTTGCGGCGTGGTTCCCGTGACCCAAAGTTGTGGAACATCGCAGCCGACCTCGCCATCAACTCTCACCTTGAGCCTTGGTATAAGGAGCTTGGGGTTCTGAGTGAACTAAAGAAGGATGGCATCGCCGCTGGTATCTTCCCGCTTGAGGGCAAGTACCTAGAGTTACCTCCCTGCAAGTCAGCCGAGTGGTACTATGAAAGGGTTGTTGGCCTCGTCAATGAACCTGACCAACCGGAAGAGGGTGAGGAAGGCGGCGGCAAGGGTGAGCAGGGTGAAGGCCAAGCTGATCCCCCGGATGGAGCCATCACCGATCCCGGCCCAACAGGTGAGGGTGGAGGCAAGGCCGACTCTAAATCTGAAGGAGAGGAAGAGTTCCAAGAGCGCATCAAGGATTTCCTTGGTGATGACTATGACAAGCCCGGATTCGGAGACATTGAGGATTCACCGGAAGCATCTGATGATCCCATTGAGGCTGAAGAAGACTGGAAAGAGATGGTATCTGATGCCGTTGTTCTCCAGAAGGCACAAGGCAAGGGACTCGGCAAGGGTATGGACATCCTTGAAGATCATGTCAACAAGCGTGCCAACAATGGCTGGGCCATACTCAGGCAGTGGGTTACCAAGCTCTCCATCGGAGGGTACACTTGGAAGCGTCCCTCCCGTAGGCATGGCTGGAGAAAAGGTATAGTCCTGCCCAACAACCGCACCAAGAACAAGACCTCTGGTGTGGTGATACTGGATACGTCAGGCTCTATGGGAAGGAGTGAATGCGACGAGGCCATGCGTCAGATAGATAGAATCTGTCGGGAGTACGGCAGCGCCGAGGTTACGCTTGTTCAGTGTGACACTATTGTCCATGAGGAAGCGGTGAAGAAGTTCACCAAGGCAGACTTCCCTCTGAAAGTTCCAGAGGTTTGGTTTGGGCGTGGAGGTACAGAGATGTACCCCGCCATCAACTGGGTAGCCAAGAGGGCAGCACAGTTTGACTGGTGCATACTTGTTTCGGATATGTATTGGGAAGTGATGTGGACTCCAGAGGATGTGCCTCACACTGGTGTACCTACGGTGTACCTTGGTGTGAACACCGACCCTGAGCAGACAATCAAACCAGACAACCCGCAGACGCATTACATTGCGGTGCAAGTAGCCGCATAACAATCAAGGGAGCAGCAGTACGGATGCCTACTAAGATGGCACATGGTTAAGTTCTAAGACCATCATTGATCGCTGCTGTTCCCCCACTATACTGTAACCGTATAACATTATAACAATGAATGAACCAAGAAGAGAGATACAAGTAGGGGAATGGCCGAGCTATGACTCGGAAGTTCCCATGAACACAAACAAACATCTGACCGAAAAGATTCGGCGCAAGGTTTTGGAGGGCAAGTTTTACGCCGAGACCCCTGCTGAAACTAAGATGATCAGAGAATACAAGGCATCCAAGTTGAGTGTGGATGCCTTCCTAAAAACATACACGCAATGAGTGAATTAAATAAATTAGTAATCAAAGCATACCATGTTGCAGAGCAGGCCCACCGTGGGCAGACCAGAAAGTATAGCGGTGATCCATTCATCGTCCATCCTGTACGGGTATCGTACAGGGCAGTGGCCAATGTCGGTTGGTCTCCAAGGTACACTGACGTACAGGTTGTGGCTCTGCTGCATGACACCATTGAGGACACTGACACTACCGTTGAGTCTTTAAAGGAGGACGGCATGGGAGGTTGGGCTGATGTGGTGGATGTGCTGACGCACAAGCCTGATGTCACTTACTTTGACTACATCAGAAGCATACGTAAGTACGCTGAAGACAATGACGGTGACCACTGGAAAGACAACACCGCCATCCTCGTCAAGGTGGCCGACATCATGGACAACATGAATGATATGCCGCCGCTCGACAAGCGGACTAAGTCACACGCCCCGGCCACTCGACGATCCCCGGCACGCGGATGGCACTCATTAGACAAGCGTTACCGAAAGGCGCTGGAGATATTGGGGGAAGAGCTATGACTAAGTTAAACGACAAACAAAGATTAGAAAGAAGGAAGCTGAAGAAGAGGTGCAACGTGTGTGGTAAGGATATGTTAGCTTACCACACCAAGAGGCTAAATAAAGTGATGAGTTATTGCAGTTACGGGGCTAAGAGTTGTGAGATGGAGGGAAGGGTTCAGCAACAAAAAGAAAGCCCTAAGTATGAAGCGCACCTAGAGAGGTGTAGACAGAGGACAAAAGAAAACCAAAAGAAAATACACGGCAGGGATTGCGTCCAGTGTGGTGAATGGTTTGAGTTTACCATCGGCGTGAGAACATACCGGCAGGTCAGCAAGTCAGAAGCAGTAGCCAAGACTGGCTCAAGGGATTGGGGTGGAAGGGTAGAGAAGTCCGTCCCGTTTATTTATTCATCACAGAAATACTGCAACAAAAAATGCTATGACATGGCCATGCGTATAGCTGCAAAGAAGTGGGCAAGGCCGCTTGCGGTTAAGGTAGAAGGGGTGTGCCATCGCCCCGGATGTTCAAACATTTTCACTACCACAAAAGGGAGGCTTGAGAGGAGTCACCGTCCAAAAAAATACTGCTCCCAAGATTGTTCCGTAAAGCACTACAGGGAACTACACCCGGAGATGGTAGAGAAGAACTACCTAAGACACCTCAACAGAATGAGGAACAACCGTGAGGCCCAACTAAAGAGAAACACCTATATGAGGCTGATCAGAAAAACCAATCCGTCTTACGCGGTAGCCTGCCGCTTGAGAGGCAGGGTAAGAGGCGCACTAATGGATGCTGGCCAGAAAAAGAGATTGTCCACTGCGGAATTAGTAGGCTGCTCCTTCAAAGACTTGGTGATTCACATTGAATCAAAGTTCACGGTGGGCATGGACTGGGATGTGTTCCTCAACTCTAGAGGCGGCATTCACATAGACCACATCACGCCGTGCGCTGCCTTTGATCTAACCAAGGAAGAGGAACAGCGTGAGTGTTTTCATTGGTCAAATTTACAGCCGCTATGGGCGGTTGACAACATGAAGAAGGGAAAGAAAATATACACACCATGAACAAAGCAAAAGTAAAGCTAGATAAGGACTTGCTCAAGGCGAGTTCAACAATGACAGATCACCAAGCTAGATTCTTGGTGGATACCTACTACCAGATGCAGGACGCAAGGATACGTAGTTCTGCACAGGTGCGTGGGCTTGAGGAAGAAGCCGAGCCATCCGAGGTGATGACATGGGTTGGGGAGATCAACCTGTCCTTGGAGGAGAACATCAAGAAAGCCTTGGGCAAGTATGCGCTTGGGCATCCCATAGGTAAATGGTCTATGGGCATCAAGGGCATTGGGCCTGTCATATCCTCTGGACTACTTGCCTATGTTGACATCACCAAGGCTCCAACCGTGGGACACATATGGCGGTTTGCTGGCCAAGACCCCACATCAGTATGGAACAAGGGCGAGAAGCGACCTTGGAATGCCAACCTCAAGACGTTGTGCTGGAAAATGGGCGAGTGCTTTGTGAAGACCAAGAACAAAGATGAGGATATTTACGGCAAGATTTACGAGGAACGTAAAGTCTATGAGGTTGAGAAGAACGAGCGGCTTGAGTACAAGGATCAAGCTGACGCCGGGGCCAAGCGCGTTGATAAGAAGACCAAGGCGTACAAGTCGTACATCATAGGAAAGTTACCAGATGGTCACATTCATGCGAGGGCCAAGAGGTACGCGGTAAAGCTGTTCCTGTCACACTGGCATGATGTGGCTTACCGACACCACTACAAGCAAGCACCGCCCCTGCCCTACCCCATTGCACACATGGGGCATACACACTTTAGGCCAGCACCTTTGGTGGCTCCAAAGAAGGTGGCCTAGCAAATACGAGTCAATGACAAGAAGGGAACCAACGCTGTCGAACGAGTCATCACAAGTGAGAGAACCAAAGCTCCGAAACGAGTCATTTGACACGAGAGAACCATCAGGGCCGAACGAGTCAATAGAAGAGAGAGAACCACTGAGTGCGAACGAGTCATACACCGAGAGAGAACCATGTATATGGAACGAGTCAATCTTAACGAGAGAGCCAAAGTAGATGAACGAGTCATACACAGAGAGAGAACCAGATATATGGAACGAGTCATAAGTTCCGAGTGAACCAAACAGGACGAACGAGTCAGGCTGCCAGAGAGAACCACAATCCAAGAACGAGCCAATGATTAAGAGAACACCATTAGTTTTGAGCGAGTCAGCCAGCGAGAGAGAACCACGAAGAGAGAACGAGTCATTGAGAAAGAGAGTACCAATCCTCTTGAGCGACATAAAGAAGGGAAAGAAAATAGCATGAGTAATATGGATATGTATACAGTTAAGCTGCATACTTCGGCGTCGGAGCTAGGAGAGTTGATCTCCTTGGCTGGAACAATGCGTAACACTACCGTAGTGTCCGCCAACAAAACCAATGGTGATGGAAACGGCATCACCAAGGCATCACCTAAAAGGGAGTCAGCCCCTGACCCCCGGCTGGTGTACCGCGACATGGGTGACGGCACTAAGCGCATCAACGTGGATGAGTCCTTGCGTAATCTCGGCTTGGACATGGACTGGTTGCTGGCTAATAAGACCAAGCTAGGCACGCCTGAGCATTCAGTGAAGATGTCCTTGGCGCGGAGCAAGGATAAGGAATGAGCAAGAGCCTTTACCCTGTTGAGGCTGTGGCCACATGGATCAAGCGGGTTAAGACCGCCCATGCTGGTGGCCTGCTCAGTGATAAAGAGAAGGTCGTCCTCCTTAAACGGGAGGACGGCTATACTCTCACCAGCATTGGAGTAGACATGGGGGTGTCCAAGCAAAGGGTTGCCCAACTGTTTGAGCGGGGTAACAAAATTGTAAGGACAGGTCATCGCCCAAAGAGAGGAAGGCCAGCGTTTATGCCAGAAGAATATGTAGTAAAACTCACACAGAGACAGAAGGAAGCACTGCGTAGCAAGGGCATTAGGAGAATGATCTTGGAGGCAGAGACCAAAGACCATCCATACTGGACACATTGTCTGGTTGACCTGCTTGATCAGGTCGCGGAACAAAACAACACAGAAACAAACGTAAAGAAGGAAGGAGAACTACTGTAAACTATGAGTCTCATTAACCGTAAGAACGTCAAGCAGGCCATATTGGATATGGCTCAGGCAAATGACTGCCGAACAACCAAGACATGGTCGCGGGTATCTGCGTCCAGTCTGGACAGGGTGGAGGATGAGGTGAAGAACTTCATTCGCCGCAAGGTCAGAAGAGAAAACCTGCCGCTTGTCGGGAAGACGGTTGAGTTCTAATTGCACTATTATGAATGATAAAAACAGACTGAAACAAGTGGACGAAGCAACCCCGGAATCCTACGCTGGCCTCAAGAAGGCAGTGGACAAGGGGTACAAAAAGTTCCTCAAGAAGCACAACCTAGAAGCACGGGAACCCTTCCGCTTCGGAAGGTTTGACAAGGACATCCCTAAGCAGTAACCTGCTGGAGCGTTTAGGGTTTATGTAGCGTTCTCCCGAAACACAGGCCAGTTAGGGTACTGATCATGTCCTTAGCTGGCCCTTCTTTTTTAACCCCCCCAATAACAACATGAAATATATTATATTAATCATAGCAAGCGTAGGCATTATTACTTACATATTAGCGCAGCCAATCTTTAGGCCGCGTTATACTACCGCCTCTTGGTATGGCGGCAAAACGGACGGGCTGGTCGGCAAGCTGACAGCTTCAGGTGAACCACTGGATGACAAAGCCCTGACCTGCGCCCTGTGGGATGTTCCCTTCGGGACTAAGATCAAGGTCAGTCACAAGAACAAGTTCGTCGTAGTGCGAGTGAATGACCGTGGCCCAAACAGGAAGCGGTTCCCCGGCAGGGGGATAGACCTGACCAAGGCTGCATTCGCCCGCTTGGCTGACCCCAAGCAGGGGCTAATCAAAGGCGTAAAGCTGGAGGTTTTCTCCTTCCCAAAACAAAACAAATAGAAACAAACATTGACACACAGAAACAAACGCAGTAGCATAGCCGCTGCATTTAATACTGTAACAGTATAACAAGAACATGAGATACGATCCGAATAACTACGAAGACGTAGCCACTAGGCTACAGCGCATCCACACAGCCAACCCCAAGCTAAGGGTCTTAACAAAGATTGCTTGGCATGATGACGAGTTCAACAAGGTATGCTTTAGGGCGTCCTTAATGGAGGGCGACACCGTGCTGGCCACGGGTTTCGCTATGGACTGGAAGGCAAAAGACAGGGGCGCTACTACTACCAACTGGGTTGAGACAGCCGAGACATCTGCCATAGGTAGGTGCATAGCTAACAGTAAGTATCAGGACAAGAACGCAGAGCGTCCGTCCAAGCAAGAGATGGAAGTTGCTGCCAGCAGGGCAGCCAAGCCTGAAGCCAAGCCTGAAGCCAAGCCTGAAGCCAAGCCTGAAGCCAAGCCTGAAGCCAAGCCTGAAGCCAAGCCTGAAGCCAAGCCTGAAGCCAAGCCTGAAGCCAAGCCTGAAGCCAAAGTATCCCCGCTCAAGGCCAAGCTGGCTCTGATAGTGGGGAAGAATTATTGGGCGGTGAACGGGTTCCTTACCGGACGGGGACACATCAAAGAAGGCCAGACATACATGGATGTGGCTGATGATTATGCTCAGTCTATTGTTAACTACCCGGCAAAGTTTCTTGCCATAGCCGTCTCTAACAATGCTAAAAGATAAGGAGAGGGGAGACCTCCCCAGTGCATCGGGAATTTCCCGTGTTGTCGGATGCCCAGCATCACACAAGCTGGAGTCTTCCTGCCCTAAGCCGCCTGACAACCCTTGGGCAGCCAGAGGCACACGAATACACGGCTGCATGGATGGCAGTGTTAAACGCAGTGAGCTATCTGATGATGAACTCAGCGTAGTAAGTGAGCTTCAAGAGTATGACTCGCTCTTGTTCCACAAGGTGACCAATGTTATCAGAGAGCATAGGTACTGGTATGAACACGAAGGGGAAAGGCTGTGGTCAGGGAAGCTGGACATAGCTGCAAGGTGTGAGGCCACCGGGAACGGGATCGTTTGCAACTACAAGACAGGACGGGGGCAGGACAATGTCCGCTGGAATTGGCAGGCCAAGGCTGAGGCGGTTCTGTTCTGGCTGGAGTGGAGAGACCAAGGCATGGAAGAGGTGAGGTACTGCTTCGCCCAACCAGAATCCATATATGACCACGTACTGTGTCACACCTTTACCAAGGATGAGCTTGAGCGTGCAGAACGTGACATCAGGGAGGCGGTGCTTCTTGCTAAGTCTGACAAGGGGTGGCTTGACCCATCCGAAGATGCTTGCAGATGGTGTATCGCCAAGGCCGTATGCCCTGCCCTCAAGTTCAAGATAGATTCCTACAAGGACATCCCTGTTAAACAGTTTGTTGACATGACCCCATCCGAGCGGGGCCATCAGTTGTCAAAGGCGCGAGAGGCCAAGGACGCATCGGCTAAGGTATATGAAATCTTGGCTGACACAACAAAGGAACTGTTTGCTGAAGACAAAGAGTCGGTGCGCGGATGGTATATGTCCAGTGGCCGTGAGGTTAATTCCATTAGCTCAACCAAGGTTGCGCTGAAGCTGGCCACAAGCTACGGCATCCCGGCAGAGAAGTTCTATGAGCGTGCTTCCATTACTACGGCATCCATTGAAAGGCTGGTTGCCACACACCTAAAAGTCAAAGACCCCAAGCAGTGGGTCAAGGACAACTTCAACGCAGTCATCGTAAGCTCTAACGCCAGAGCATCATTGAAAGCTAGACGAAAATGAACGACAAAGACTGGGAGAAGTACCGGACACACATTAAAGACAGCGTGCCTGCTGTTTGGCGAGTGGTTAGGTTTCTTCTTTCACGCGGACACACCGTCCAAGTCCCCCCAACACACATTGCAACCAACAAGAATGACCGATTCAACATGAAGGACAGCGGAGACTTCTTCCTTATCCAACGCTGTGAGGTTAAGCAGACAAGGCACACGTTCAACGGGCCTGATGACTGGCCCTACAGTGCTATCATAATCTGCAACAAGAACTCCTTTGACAAAAGGACAGGGGCCAAACCTGCATACTATATCATACCATCATCCGACTTCCACTGCATGATTGTGCTAGATGTGGCAAAGACAGAGAAGTATTGGTGGGCTGAGAAGAGAAGGGACAGCAGGTATGAGGATGTTGAGGAGATTTACTATATGATAGACAAGGGCAACCCAGATATTAGCTGGCAAACAATTCACGGAGACAGTCAAGCATGAGACCACGATATGAAACAGCAACTGACCGCCTAGTGGAAGCCGAGGTGGCTGCCATGTTACGTGACCAGCACCAGTTTGTATGCCACAAGCTGCCCATCTCATACAGGGTTGATTGGATAGTCTATGCACCGGGGTCGGTGGTGAACCCGAATAGGCTGCATGGATTCATTGAGCTAAAAGGGAGGAAGATTCCACGCAACCAATACCCCACACTGATTCTTTCCTTAGCCAAGTATGCAGCAGGCTGTGACCTTGCTCGCATTACCAACACAGCATTCTGGGTGGCAGCAAGGTGGACAGATGGGGTTGGGTTCTGTCGTGTTGACGACCTTGTGGCGGACATACAGATGGGTGGACGCACAGACCGTGGGGATTCAGCAGACATTGAGCCTGTGATACACATCCCTATCAGTGAGTTTCAAGATGCACCGCTGCTGCCCACACAAGAGAAGGAATACCCATGATCAATAGCAGAAGAAAGGGTGCGGCAGCAGAGCGTGCGTTTCGCGATGAGCTAAGGGCGGCTGGATATGCTGACGCCATACGTGGATGCCAGCACTCCGCCATTGGAGCGGACGGCGGAGCCGCACCTGATGTGAGGTGTGATAGCCTCAACAAGTTTCACTTTGAGGTGAAGCACAGGGAGCGCGGCGTGACCCGCAATGGGCTGGAGCAGGCAAGGCGTGACGCGAAGGATGAGCAGATACCAGTGTTTGCCTTCCGAAAGAACCATGCTGGCTGGCTTGTGGCTATGTCACTTGAGGATTTCTTTAAGATGGTGCGTGAACTACCAGATGAATTTCAAATACTGTAACAGTATTAAAAACAATGAATGAACCTATAGATAAACCAGAAGGCGCAGCCGAAGGGGTCAAGTGTCCCGGCCCAACGGAGGCGTATTACATAGACCCTGAGCCAAGCTGGCCGGGGTTCATGTTCACGTTCCCTAATCAGTGGAGCGTATCAGTCCAGTGGGGGAGCGGCCACTACTGTGACCAAGGGAGAACCACGGCAGAGGTTGCCATATGGGACGCCGAAGGTGACTGGTACTACCATGATGCCCACAACAATATGCTGAGGGTAGCAGACGAGGGGTCTACTGTGATCAATGAGGATGTGGATGCCCTTAGGCTGCTAAAGATTATGAACATCATGGCAGAGCAACCAAATTTAAAAGGAGTAGACAATGGAGGAACTTAGACTACCCCCCCACAACACTGACATGGAGGAAGGTCTGATCGGTTGCCTGATAGAAGACCCAAAGGAGGCGTTGTCATCCTTTGTTTCACAGCATCCGGGTAGCCGTGGTTATTTCTATGACATAAGGAACAAGATCGTCTACAACGCCATCCTTAAACTGCAAGATGACAGGCAGAACATAGATGTGCTTACGCTCACCAACCAGCTAAAGAAGGAGAACAATCTTGAGGATGCCGGGGGGGTCGCAAGGGTTTCCAACCTGCAAGACATGACCCCTTCTCCAACCAACTGGCCGTACTATGCAGATGAGTTGCGTGCCTACTGGATCAAGAGGCAACTGATAGAGGCAGGGCATCGGGCTGTAAAGGAAGGCTATGAATCTGCTGATGCAAACAATGCGCTGGATGGTGTACAACGGGACATCCTACGCATTGCACAAGACAACGCAGGTTCCGGTGAGCGCAGCAACTCAGACCTAGTTAATGATTACATGGCGCGGGTAGAGGCTGGGCTGCTAGACCCAAGCTCCTTGCAGGGCATCTCATGTGGTTACGCTGACATAGACAGGCGCACATTAGGGATGCAACCAGCAAGCGTTACGATTGTTGCTGCCAGACCAAGCATGGGTAAGACATCCCTCGCCCTGTGCATGGCAAGAAACATGGCAGTAGACGCCAAGGAGCCAGTGGGCATCTTCAGTTTGGAGATGTCTGCTGAGTCCCTTATTGCTAGGCTTATCCACACAGAGGCTAAGGTTGGTAGGCTTGATGTTGCTGAGGCGATGGGGAAGATAGCATCAGCAGCAAGTACAATTGCCTCGGCTCCGGTACACATAGATGACCGCAGCGCCTTGTCGGTTCAGCAAATATCCGCTGCCGCCAGACGGATGAAGCAACAACACAACATCAAGGCGTTGTTCATAGATTACCTTCAGCTTATAAGGTCAACACGCGACAAGGGTTCACGCAATGATGAGGTGGCAGAGATCAGCAACGGGCTGAAGTCTATAGCAAAGGAACTGCGTATCCCTGTGATTGTGTTGTCCCAACTCAGCCGACAGGTGGATAAGGATTCCAGACCTCCCAAGCTTTCTGATCTTAGAGACAGCGGCGCGATTGAGCAGGATGCGGATGTTGTCCTCTTCATCTGGCGCGATCCGAACGTCACAGCAGTGGGCCGTGGAGTCCCAGTTGTTGTAAGCATAGATAAAAACAGAGAGGGGGAGAGCGGGGTAAAGGTTCCGCTTGTCTTCTTTAAGGATTACACAAGATTTGAGAATGGAACTTTCTGAAAAACCCCTTCTTGTTAACACGACACAGGCCGCCAAGCTGCTTGGAGTTAGTTTACCCTATGTCTCAGCACTTAAAAAAGCGGTGGGTTGTAGCGGCAGCCATAGGTTTAAGTTAGACTGGCTGACTGACTACCTAGACAAGCACCCTAACTTTAGGGTAAGGCAGAATGTCCCTGATAAAAAAACTAGACAAGCTCCCGCCTAACCTTGTCCGTGTGATAGCACGGGACGGGGGGGTTGCTCTGTCCAACAAGGACATTGCGGACAGGTCTGGTATAGGCGTCAAGCGTGTTGGACAGATCAGCAAGATGACAACGTGGAGGAACCTCCAAATATCAGAGGCAGCCGCCTTTGCCTCAGCCTGTGGTGTAGACTTAGTGAACCAATCAAAGACTAGAAAGTATCTAATGCGTGGGCCTGCAATGGCTCACATAAAGAAGGCGGTCAACCGTGACTACCTTCTCTCACTCATTAAACTGTAACAGTATAACCAACAAAAACATGGCTAGAAAAAAAACCAAAACGCTCCCCGAAATGATTAAGGAATACATGAACTGGAAGAAGTTGAACACATCGGACAACACCATACGCACGTATGGAGTATACCTAAACAAGTTCAGCAATCATTGCTTCTCTCGGAAGCAGAACCCCACAAACCCGAAGTCGCTCCACTCATTCCTTGTGTGCTGCAAGGGTGCTGACGGCCAAGGCGGTGGCAAGGTTAAGGGAATAACCCTTAACGCCATACTCTCCTGTATAAAATCATTCTTCAAATACTTCGTGGAGTCCGGGCAGATGGACAGGAACCCTGCATCCATGATCCCACGGTTCAAGGAAGAGGCAGCTACAGTGGTTGGGTTCAACCCAACGGAAGCCAAGGCTCTGCTCAAGGCCAGTCACGACTCAGACAACTCCCACTACTGGACACCCATGATCTACTTGGGGTGGCATTATGGGATGAGGCTTGGTGACACTGCCTGCTTCCAAAGGCAGTGGGTGGACTGGGGCTTCAAACAAATCAAGTTCATCCCAATGAAACGTAAGCGCAGGGAGATCATACTCCCGCTTGTGTCGGACGTTGAGCTTGCGTTGTCAAAGGTTCCCTTTGATGACGGTAAATACTTCTTCCCTGTTGGGAGAGACCGCTATTACTTTCGCGGCACACTGGACAAGCAGTTCAAGGAGATAGTTATTGGTGCTGGGCTAAAGAAATCCCTGACGTTTCATTGCTTGAGGCATGGGGCAGCAACCCGTATGCTGAAGGCAGGCGTAAGGACAACTACCATCACGGAAATTATAGGGTGGGAGAGTCCTGCAATGTTGCAACGCTACATAGACAGGGATGAGGCTGACATAAACAAAGCCCTGCAAGGCAGCATAGCAGTTTAGTTGGATAGGTTGGGAACGTGGGCGCAGTGTCCGCTAAGGATGGGGCTTATTGTCTTTCTCCCTGTCCTGTTGTTAAAGCACTGACCGTCTTGGAAATTCCCGATAGGGTAAGCACGGAGTTTTAGCGGGTTTTCGCCACGCCTCTGCCCTAGCCTATCTTTACATCATTCGTCTGGGACAACTGGAATTGCTCCCCTCATCAGCCGCGACCCACCGTATCCCCTAGATGTGGGGCTTACCCCGCGCCTCATCTTCTCTGGCTTCACTTTATCTTCTTCACTGAAAACCCCGTTTTTTACCCCAGCGTCTTCGTAAAACTCCTCAAAGTTATCTATCACCTTCATTGCTTCCGTATGCCAATCGCGTACCCACGGCCACTTGTTGTTCTCCCAGTTGGCTGCCTTCCTGTGAAACTCCTCCCGCGTCAGCTTTTTGTCTAGTCCCCAGCCAGTTGGGGACATTCTTTTTATGTCGGCATTCACTGCCCGTTGGGCAGCGTCTTCGTCAAGTATCTCCGGGTACTCCGGGGATGTGTAAGTTTTAATAAGCTCCGAGTAATGATCCCACGCAGTGTCCATGTCACCGAGGGCAACAGCCCTCTGCCATTTCTTAATGCGGTCATACGCTGGGTCAATGTTGTCCAACTGTGCCTCCAGTGTCTGCCCCTTGTATCTTTTTACATCATCAAGCGGGAAGAAACTTCTAATGCCGTTCACGGCGTTATCAAACTTCACCCTTCCGGGGTCAATGAACTGGTCAACTACCTTGTAGACCGGAGCCATCTGCCTTATGAACCTGTCCCCCCCGTATTCCAATGAGCCTGTCTGCCCTACCTCTATACCGAAGCGTACTATCGCCTCAGATTTTGACATGAGCCAACTGCCGGGGTGCATTGCGGCCCTCATCCTGCCCTCATTTAACATGGACTCAAACCAAGGGCCAAGCAGTGGGATGGAGCTAACACTCATGGAAACCCAAGCCTTAAACTTGTCTCCTTCTAGTTCCTTGTCCCAAGGATACCCCTTTGATGGCTGCCGCCCGTAGACAAAGTAGTTGTACAACCCTATCAGAAAAGCCGCTATCAGTGCAGACGGTACGGTTGCCATCAGGAACGAAAGGAGAAGTATGAAGTCGGCCAGTATTGATACGCTTATATCACCCTTGGTTCCCTGCCTGCTCCTTGTAAGCAGGAAGGAGTGTCTTCCTACGTTTTGCAGCGCGTTCACACCCCAACCCATGAGGGTAAATATAAAATTGTAGAGCTGATCCAGCTTGATTCCAGCAGGTCGGTTGCTTGGGGTGGCTGCGTTGTGAAGGGTTACAATGCCCTCGGCAACACGGTTCCTTTGTTGGTCATTCAAGAACCTCACAGTAGACTTGTCTTCTGCCAAGTCCAGTTGTTGCAGGAAGCTCCTCGCCTCTGCTTGGAAGTTAACAACACCGCCCCTTGATAGCATACTAAGCCCCTCATTAAAGGAGGCTTTGTTTGCCCTCATTAATCCAAGGTACGCCCCCAACAACTCCTCCTCTGTTATCTCCTCTGATAAATCCTCCCCTGCATCCATCCTCCTTTTGTATACCGTTCTTAACCTTTCCTCTATCCGCTTCAAGAAAGTGTCCCCTATTGCCATGAGGTGAAGGTTGCTTCCTATGTCCCCCATGCGCGGAAACACAGTGCGGCCAATCATCGCCTGCATTGCCTCTATCTCTCCCCATGCCGCCCTTATTGACCGTACAGATTCTTGGACTAGTGGCGTGGTGCTATCAAACTCTCTCACCCCACGGCCAGCAGTTGACAGGTCTCCTTGAAATGACCGCTCGGTTTCAGTTGGTGTGACTGGCATCCCAAGCCCAGCCTCATGCAACAGCCTGTACTCATGGATGCGTAGTGGCATATGGACAACCAACTCCTCCACCAGTGGGGCCATCATCCCACGAAACGGGGCTATGGCCTTGTCTATCCCTTTGGCGTTTCGGATACCCTCAACAAACATGGGTAATGACTTCAAAATTGAATCAGGAGCAGACCAGTTCCACTTAACCTTCTTCACCTTCTTCCCCTCCACCGTCTCACTTGTCCTTATGTCCAAGCCGATGGAATATTTCAGAAGGGATGCCGCTGCTGCCCCCCCCATCTTGCTGACCATCATTGGAAATCTTTTAAGAAGGCCCATTGCAAAAGCCTGTGTTCCGCTCTGCCCTTGTGCAAACGCCAGTGACAGCCCCCCGATAACATTGGCATCAATTGCGTTCCTAACAAGTGGGCCACCAGTCAACAGCGTAAACCCTATCAGTGACTTGCCGAACCTTATGATGATGTTGGGGGCAACCTCCTGTTGTTGTTCTGCGCTCTGTGTTCCATGCGCCTTCTCATAGGTGTTTACATAACTCCTTAGCTTGCGCCCCCAGTAGCTTAGTTGCGCGTGTGGTGGGTGGAAGGCTTCCCCTTCCTTCACCTCAAGCTTCATCTCCTTGGCCACCTGCCTTTGAACCCTCCTGTGGGTGTGCTTTAGCCCCGGCTTTGTTTCGGTTGGGCCGAACTTCGCCCCCGGTTCTGTAAGCTGCCTAGCCCTCTCGTCTGCCTTGTCACTTAGGGATTGCAACTCCTGCTCCATTGACTTGAGTCCAGAGATTACATTTTGCAAAGCTCTTCCGCTGCCAAGGATGGCAAATCTCCTGAGGTCAAACGTGCTGTTGAATCCATACTGGTAGAAAAAGTACGGGCCTATCTCTGCCCCTCTGGCCTTTGCAAACGGCCCCTCTGCGGCATAACTGTGGTATCCCGTGGTTGGGTCACCGTCTTTATTCGGCAACACGTTTCCCTCCAATGAGTTTAGTATCTTGCCATACTCTTCCAGTATATAGACCTTGATGTCGCCGGGGGGGTTGTCGGTTCGCGAGGCTATCAACTCTACAATCTGCTCGGTAGTTAAAGGCTCTTTGCTTTGTGAAACCTCTTCGGCCACTATGTTGTACACAGCTTCAAGCGGACTCCGCGTAGTAAACAGTGGGTTCCTGTCCACCAGAAACGCATAGAGGGCTTCCGGTCTTGACAAAAACAAAGCATCAAAGTCTTTTGGTGTTAGCGTTGTTCTTTCGCCGTTCCTGTCCTTCAGATCTTTCCAAGCTTGGACAAGCTTTCTTCCCTCTTCACTGAACACACGCGGGAGGAATGTTTTTCCCTTGGACAGTGGCATCCTGACTATGGACTTGCTTTTGCCCGGACGCTTGATGATGTAATCAGGGGTCATTGAATTATCTATGCCCCCAAGGTTCTTGTTGTAGTCGTAAGCTTCTGTGGTTATGTCCCCTTCAAATTTCAAGAAGGCCATGTCTGCCTTTGTGACTTGCTGGCCACTGCCTGTAAATTCCCCTTCCCTTAGGTTCCGGCCCCCTTCTTGGTGTGATGCCCTGAGTTCATTTCCGATCACCTTGTTCCACTCCTCCAGTATCTTCTGCGTGGACTCGCCAGACAAACGGGACACTAAGCCGTGACTCTTTGCCGCAGCCACTGCCATGTTCTTCCACTTGTCCTCATACTTTGCAGCCCATGTTGCCATCCTGTTAAAGTACAGGTTGTGTTTACGCACCAGTTGCTTGACCACTTCAGAGGATCGCAGTGGGAGGTTGAGCAACATCTGATCCATGACAGACCAGTATGTTTTCTGGAACAATGTCCTTACGTTCTGCGCCGGGTGCATCACCATCTCGGACAAGAATATATTATCAAGCGCAGACTTCCACGCAACGTAGTAGTCATAGTACAACGCGCTGGAGTCATTTATCCTGAGCCACTCTTCAATTGCCGTCATCGCTTCTGACATCTTGGCAAGTTCACCCCAGCCCTCTGTGCTGGACAGGAACCTGACCTTGATAAGCTTGCTTGGCTTGCCTTTAACGCCGGGGACGGGAACCTTCAACGTGTTCTGCTCATACTTGTCGGGCATCACAGCGTCTTCAACTTTCCTCTTGCCGTTCTCCATCCATACAAACGTCGGGGTTTCAATTGCGTTCGTGTGCTTGGTCAGCAACGCAAGGTGGTTCTTTATCTCCGGGTCATTGAGGAATTTTTCCACCACCTTTGCGGCATCATAGTGGGCCTGCAATGAGAGCAACTTATCGTTAACTAATTTGTAATGCTTCTGGAAAATGAGGCGCTTCTGTTCTGCCTTCTTGGAGTAGTCCGTCACCAGCCTGACCGCCTTGGCTATGGCCTTGTTCTTTACTTCTGTCTTCTGGTTCTCAACACCTGAGATAAGTTCCTGCGCCAACTTGCCAATGCCCTCTGTGCCTATCCTGTCGGCAAACACCAGAGCCAATGCGTTCTCCTTTAAGCTGTGGTTGGCGGCCAACAATCCTGCTGCCATTCTCCACTGCTTGTATCTCTTGTCCCCCTCTGGTGGCAGCGGCGGGATTGTAACCCCCTGTGTCGCAGCCATGTTGGCCTGCGTCCTCTCATATCTATACTGTTCCAGTATAGCGTCAGCCAGTGCAACCACATCTCTGGCAGTGGCGTTGACGTTTGTGTTCAGAAGTTTTGTACCTTTGGCAGTCCGCGTAATCATTCGCGCAATCTGTATTGCCTTGCCCTTTATGTTGGCCGGGTTTCCGTACTCCTCAACAGCCGTGTCCATGTCCTCCGCTATTGTTGCCAGCACACCGAGGCTTCTTATGTCTGTCTCTGTTGAACTCAAGGCAAGCACGGCAACCCTTAGCTGTGTCTCTGCCTCTCTTTGGATGTGGGAATGTAGGGCTTCCTCGTCAAACTTCTCGGAAGCAAGGGCCATCATCTTCCTGAATGACTCGCCCTCTATCTCCTTGGCCATGTCTTCTGCCCGCCATAAAACCCAATCAAGCTGGTAATGTAACTTCTTATAAAATTCCAATGAGACTTCAGCCATTGCAGTTGCAAGGTCTGGCCTTTCCTCTGCCATGTATTTGTCGTGCAGCGCCTTGTAGTCCCTGATCTTTACTCCGTTCTCGTCAAGAACCTCACCGATCTCCCTGACTAGCTTAGATTTTAACAGGTCATGTGCGTTTTTAGACAGGTCTTTCGGTATGTGTTTTTTTAGTATCCTGTCTACTTCATTAATGGCTGCCGCTGCTTGGTTAAGTAAAATCTCCTTCCTCCTAAACTTATCTGTCAGGACTACACCTTCTTTCTTACCCCTGCCCGCCAACCTTTCTATCTCTAAGTCTTTCCTTAGTTGGGCCGCGCTTCCAAGTGACCTGATGTGGCCTGAGTTAATTGCATCCCTTACCAGCAAGCCTCCCGGTCTGGCAGCCCTGTTGAAGTCCAGCCCCTTGCCAGTCTTCAGCATCTTGCTGACCTCCCGAAGGAACCTTCGGCGCTCGGCACGCTCACTCACTGATTGGGATACCTTTATGTATTTGTTGTTTAGTATCGCCCCCAGTATATCCAACATGACATTCCCGAAGCGTTTCATAAGCGGGTCTGTCCTGTTCTTAACCAGTTCCCTAGCAAAAGATTCATCCGGGTTGATCACCGGATAGACAAGGTCAATTAATTCATTGAGGTTCTTTGCCTCGCCTTCGGTTATGGAGCCTGAGATTGCACTGCTTGGGTCAAGGGAGAACTCACCGTTGTTGGCAACGGATGACTTGACTTGGTTGCTGTCAAACACCGCTATGTTTTTGCGGTTATGCTCATTGACAAAGTAGGAATCAAACCCAGCATACTTAATGAAGCGCGTAAACTTCTCAACCACATCCCAGTTGTTGGCCTCCAGTGACTTCCCTTTAGTGTAGCCTTCTGTTTCTGCCAGTCTTGAGTCACTTGCAGCCTCAAGTATTTGGTCTAAGTGCTTCACCTTTTCCACAGCAAAGCTTCCCCCAAGTCTTTCAAGAGCCTCTGAAATTCTGGCAGACTGCTCTTTGTATGCGGCAACCTCCTCTGCTATCTCCTCCTTGGTTAGCCCCTCCTCCTCAAGCTGTTTTTCATCTGGCTTGGCTTGGTAGTTAAGTACGTCCTTTAACCTAGCATCAGAACTCCACGCCTTGCTTTGATCAACTTCGCCAAGCAAGTACTTTACGTCCGCTTCTGCT